GCTGGATCTCTTGAAAGGCGTCTTCGCAGTTGGACATGATCAGCAGCCCTCCTCGGCAGCGCGTTGTTTGATGGAGTCGATTTCGGAGCGCAGCGCCGCGATGCGTGCGTCGCTCATCGCGGTCACTTCCTTGATGGCGCGATCCGGGTTGCCGGCGGACAACTCTTTGATGGCCTTCCTGCTCAGGCCCTTTGGCAGGCCTGTTTTGGCGTCGATGTCGCCAATCAGCCGGCCAAGCTCGCCGACGACGTTGGCGCCGACGATGGCGTCGGCAACTTCCGGCTTGTAGATCACGACCTCAGCAGCGCCAAGGGCCCGACCATCGAGCCACTCATCGGCAGGATTGAAGTGGATGCCGTCGTAGCCGTTGTCCAGGGCCCACTGGCGGATGGCTGCCTGCTGTTCGGTCGTGTAGAAATACTCCCCGTCAAACAGGTCGGCTGGCCTGCCAACGCCGATCTCCTCGGCGAAGTCAGCGGTCGACTTCTGCTGGCCGTAGAGATCCAGGATTTTGGCGCTGCTTGGGACGGGGCCAAATAGGGCCGTGTCCCCGTAGACGCCGGCGTATGTAGGGTCGGGCGCAAAGTAAACGCCATCGCCCAGAATCGCGCCGCCGGAGGCTGCACGCGAAGGGCGGAACCCGCTGGCGGCGATTAGCTTTGCCGCCTTGCTGCTTGTGCCGTGACTGAGCTCGGTGCCGGGAGCGAGCAGTTGGTCGGCTAACTGACGTGGGGGCATCGCTCCCCGGAATGCCTGCTCGGGCACCTGCAGGCTCATCGCCTTCTGCGGTGCAGCGGCTGAGCCGGTCTGCTCCGTGACGATGCCCTTGATCGCATCGCGCACCTTGGCACCGTGCGTGCGGATCGCAGTGATGTTGTAGCCGGCCTCCTCCAGGGCCTGGATCAGGCGTGATTCGCCCTTCGACTTCTTGGCTTCGTCGCGCAGCATGTAGGCCGCACGGTCCAGGTCAGACGCGAACTCGACCTTCGCCATGCCGTAGCGGGGCGCCGACTTCGAGAGGTCTGCCGGGAAGGTGAACGCAGCGGGCGGAGCAGGAATCTCGGCCGACCTGGACTGGGCGCCAGATGGCGCGCTCCCTTGCACTAGCGCCTTGATTTTGGCCTCGAATCCAGGGTTCTCGTAGCCCTGTAGCAAGCGCTCCCAATTCTCCGTCCCGCCAGCAAAGGCGATCCAGTCAGGAACACCCCCAAGACGATCAAAGGTTGCCCGCCATTGCTGCTCAGTGATTCCCCAGCGACCCTTGCCACGGTTGAATTCACCAAGGCGAGCCGCTTCCCTGGCCTTGTCGGCGTAGGGGATCAGTTTGATCTCTGCCTTGGGCTGAGCCGGCGCATCCTGGAAGCCTTCCAACGCCCCCGCGACCTTCTTCTCGTCGAAGGTCTTGAGGTCGTAGCCCTCGGCGTCGCGCGCGGCCTTTTCGGCCTCGCGGGCGATCGTTTCATCCAGCTGGCGGTAGGCGTCGCGGAGGTCCAGCTCGTCCGCCATGGCCTTCACCACATCGTCGGTGATGGTGTTCTCGGCCAGATCGCGCTGCACCTTCATCAGGTCAACGCCTGAATCCATCGGCAGTTCTGGGATCGGCGTCTCGGGCGGGCGCACCTCACCGTTCTGGATGGCGCGCTGGATGGCGAAGAACTCCATCGCTTCCCGGTCGATGGGGTCCAGTCGATCCAACGGCGCGTCGGAAAGCTCCTTGATGACCGAGGCTTGGTCGCCGAGCTCGCGCGCACCTGCCTCCAGCCCAGCAGCCGCATCGCCAAGCTGGCGGGACATTTCAAGCCCCTTGTCGATCGACTCGCCGTAGGCAGCCGCGGCTCGGTCGATCTCGCCAAGGAGGGCCTGGGAGTCTGGGAGGAACTGTCCGCCGCCTCCGGCCAGCAGATCCTCCTGGACCACATCAGCTCGGGTGACGGCCTGTTCGCCCATCAGATCGGCGAGCTGCCCCACCAGGCGGTTCTTGATCTGCTTGGCGATCGCGCCCTTGTTCTCGCCGGCTGCGACGCGGTTGCCGCCCTCGTTGAGCAGGTCGCGGATCGGGCCGGTCTCCATCCAGGTGCGCTGGAAGAAGTCGATCGCACGGGCGTTGGCGTCGGCCACGGCCTGGGCGCTGGCCTTGTCGATCCGGCTGCCCTTGGCCTCCAGCGCTGCGCTGTTGGCGTCCGCCATGGTGAACAGCCGCTTCTCGCGCTTCAGCAGCGATCCCACCTCATCGGCCAGGTCGGCCACGGCGATCATCTGCTTGTTGAAGGTCTGATCCCAGGGGGTGCCCTTCAGCAGGTCGATCTGGTCGCCCCCGCCGCCGGCCTGGGCCTCGCCGGTCATTTGGCGGCTCATCTCGAGCATGTTCCGCAGGCGGCCTTCGGTGACGCCTTGGTTCTCGAGCAGGTAGCGATAGGCGCCGCGCATCGACTCCTCGCTGGCGCCGCTGCCACCGATGATCCGGCCCATGCGCTCCTTGATCTGGCCGCTCTCCACAGCGCGCAGGATGTCGTCCGGCAGCTGGCTGAGCTGGAAGCCCGAGAGACCGTGGCCCGAATCCGGTGACAGGGGCACGCCCATCGCCTCGAGTTGGGCGGGGTCGGTGACGCCGGCGCCCTTCATGAACCAGGCCGCGTCAATCGGGCGGCCGCCACCGCTAGCGATGTTGCTCAGCGCGCCTGCAGTCTTGGCCTGCTCCGGCGATTCGGCGATCAGCTCCTTGACCGCCAGGGTGGGGATGCCGAGCTCCTTGGCCTTGGCGAAACGGTTGTGGCCGTTGACCACGTAGTAGTTGCCATCGGCCGGGTCTTGCCACACCTCGACCACGCCCTCCATGTCGGTGTTCCAGCGGTCGACGCCCTCGAGGGAGGAGCCGCGCTGCACGCCTCTGGCGTCAGTGCCGCCCTTGTACTGGAAGCGCTCAGGGTCGACCTTCAGGTCGCCGGTGCTGACGATCTGCTGGCCGGGTAGCAGCCGGTTCGGGATGACCGTGACGCCTTCGTTGGCCGCGGCCTGCAGGGTGTCAACCGCGTCGGCGGGGGTGAGCTCCTCCCACTGCTTGCCAAACATCGCCTGGGCACGATCGGCCAGGGCGGGGTTCACCTCTGGATTAAGGACATTGAGCAACTGCTGCGGATCTTTCTGGCCGATGCGCTGCCACTGCTGCGCAAAGGGCGTGATCGGCGTTGCCAGGCGATCGGTTGGCGCAGCGTTGAGGTCGATGCTCAGCGCCGGATCAGGCTCGAGCGGTTGGCGCATGGCCATCTGCTCGTCGAGCGTGTTCAGCACCGGGCCGCCGCTGCGAACGGCATCCAGCAACTCGGCGTCGGAGGCGTTCTTGATCTGGCTCAGCGCCACATCGGCCTCGGGCAGCTCGGGGTCGTAGTCGATGGCCCATGGATCCAGGCCGGGGTCGGCGGTCGGCAGCTCGCCTGCGGTCACGGCGCCGCCGGGCTCCATCGCCTGGCTGGGGATCTCGGGCGTAGGCGTGGCAGCCGGCTCAGCAGCGGGCTCCGGCGTCTTGATCCCGTACTTCTCCTCCAGGGCGGCGTTGGCCTCGCGGAGGCTGGTGCCGGTAATGGCCTCTTCCGTAAACGCAGCAGCGCCCGTCTCGGGGTCAGCCTGCGTCAGGCCGGCGGTTTCAAGCTCTGCTCGCGGCTGTACCGCTGCCTGCTGCACAACGCGGCGCCCAGCCCGGGAGCGGCCGATCGCCCTGAAGATTTCTGGGGCGGCAAAGGGCAGGCTCAAGGTTGCGCCCGCGGCCAGGTTGGGGAAAAACGCCGCTCGAGCCGCCGTGGGTCGGTCCATCCCCGGCTTCACCGGATCAGCCTGCTCGCCAAACAGCCGAAAAGCGCTACCCGGCGTGTTGTCGTCGAGGAAGGTGGTGACCAGCTCTCCAACAGTCGCGTCTGCCCCTAATCGGCCCAGCGCGCCCCACCAGGTGCTGGCCTTGGAGACGTTCATGCCATTGGCCCAAGCCTGAGCCATGGGCCCAACGAAGCGAAGCCCACTCAGTGCTGCCAGGCCCTGCGTAACGCCAAAGGCGCCCATGACGCCGAGCGTGAGAGATCCGCGGGTGTCGCGAAAATCTTTTTGCTCCTGTGACATCTGGGACGGGGGGATGTCGCCCGTCAGCCGAAATACCGTGTCCTCAAACGAATCGACCGCACGCCCTCCAGGAGAAGTCGTGTAGTCGGCCTGGCCGCGGCCGCCGGCTTTCTGGCCCTCCTCGATTACTGCTCGGACGGCATTAGTGCTTGCGGTTGTGACGCCCTTGGCAAATTCCTTCGCCCCGCTTGTGTAGACGGCCGCCAACCCAGCGCCTGCGGCATCTCGAGGCTTGTTCAGGTTTTTGCTGTAAAGAACTGCGGACCCAACCGGATTGCTTTTGACTCGGTTGAGCTCGTAACGCAGGTCGTTGCCGAGCTTGCTGAGCGAAAAGCCGCCGGGGCCAAATCCGAGGATTTGAGCGGCCGCCGGCTTGCGCGTCGGCTTGGCTTTTGGCTTGGGTTTGGCCCTGGGCGCAGGGGGGCGCTCAGGTGCAACGGGCTGGCCGAAGCCCAGCGCTCCCTTGGAGACAACTTTCCCGGTGCGGGGATCGGTGACGTACTCGATGGGCATTGCTTAGTTCCCCCGAAGGAAGCGAAGAGCGTTTTGGCGATGGGCGCCGCTGGTGAGGCTCGGTAGCGCCCTTCTCACCGACGTGCCGTTGGAGTCCCTCCAATCCAGCCCGCCGCGCTGAATGTTGGAGACGTTGCCGGTGAGGATTGCGGCGTAGATCTCCTGGGCCGTGTGGCCAGGTTTGACTCCGCGGGCCTTGAGGTAGCGGACCACCGGGCCGAGCACCTGGGCTTCGAACCCCATTCCGGGCTTCCACCCATAAGTGCGCTGCTCGGTGGGGCCGAACTGGATCAGCCCGCGGTAGCGGCCGCCATCGCCACCTTGGATGTCAGGGTTGAAAGTGCCGCCGGTCTCCAGTGACATCACGGCCGCCAGGTCCAACGGGTTAATCCCCAGCTGTTGTGCAGCCCTGGTGATGGCCTGCTGCTTGCTGTTGCGCCCGGTGGGCAGCCCTGTGGCGGTGGCCACCGCTGTAGGCATGGATCCTGCATAGGCAGGCGCCGTGCCGGTCAGCGCATCAATCACCCAGCGACCAGCGGCAGCCAGGGGCGAACTGGATGCCTGGTAGCTGGCCGCCACCTGCTGCGAGTAGCTCTGCGTCGCCCGCGACTGCTGGCCATCGCGGCCGAGCGTCGCGCGCTGCGCTGGGGTGAGCTTGATGTCGTCGGGGTAGAACTCGGCCTGCTGCAGCAGGAATTGCTGCGGACTGGTGCCCGCCGCCTTGGCCGCGCGGGACAACGGGGCCGGCATCCCCTGGCCGTTGAGGGCCATCGGAATCAGTCGGGCGACTTCGCTGGCGCTCAGCACCGCCTCACCGCGGTAGTTCTGCAGCCGCTGCTCGCGGTCGGGCATGGTGTCCAGTTGGCCCACCTGAAATGTGGGAGCGGCCTGGGCCCGGCGGCCCGGCGGCGGCTTGGGCGCCTGCTGCTCCGCTGCCGGGCGCGTGGTCCCGAAGGGCACCGCACTGGGCTGGCCGTTGGCGCCAGGGAACAGCGTCTTCCAGGTCTGCGGGGCGTTCTCCTCGAACCCGGTGAGAGTGCCGTCGATCACCTCCTGCATTTCGGCTGGCGTCAGGTCGCGGTCCAACTGGGCGCGCTTGGCGTCGATTGCGGTGTAGATCGCCTGGCGGAACGCAGCGTGCTGCTTGGCAACGGAAGCGGCCCCGTTGGCGTCACCCACGGCCATCATTTCCTCGATGTTGCGCGCACCGCGGATCGCTGCCGTAACGGGATCGGGGTAGATCGCCTCGACGTTGGCCTTGATCTGCCGGGCAATAGCGCCAGAGATGATTCCCTCAGGCATCGAGCCCTTCTGGGTCTCCTTGCGTCGACGCAGCTCCATGTAGCGAGCGCGGAACTCGCCGTGCTTGGCGGGGTCGACGCTATCGAGCGCGTCCTTAAACCGCTGGTCGTAGAACTTCGGATCCCAGTCCTTGCCGTAGGCGGCCTCAGCGGTCTGGAGGAACAGCTCGGCGGCGTCATCGCGGAAGCCGCGGCCGGTGATCGCCTCGGTGACGTTGGTGGTGCTCTGCTCAATCCGCAGCCGCTCGGACAGCGGCAGCTTTTTGTCGTATTGGCCTCGGATCTCCGCAAGGATCTGCGCCTTCTCGGGCCCGTCCGGCAGGCCGATCGTCGCCTCAGCCACTGCGTCGGCGTACTGCTGGCCAACGGCCTCCTGTTCGGCCCTGCGAGCGCGGTAGATCTGCTGGTCGGATTTGTCTGCCTGCTCAAGCAGCTCCAGCCCATACATCTGCCCGGCTGTGGCCCGGTTGCCATTGGCGTCAGGTGGGCCAACAAGAATCCTGGACAAGACCGCCCTGAGCTCCTTGTCGACCACCCCCGTCTTGGGGTCGATCGCCATGGCATAGGCCCGCCTGATGGCCTCCTCCTTCATCTTCTGGCCTTTGCCTGGCTCGCTGAACTTGCGTGCTTGCTCGTCGAGATAAAGGCTTTCGGTGGCCACGATCGTGCTTTCAGGCACGCGGGCTTTCATGGCCTGCGTCACTCGCCCGTAGATGGTGGCCGCCGCAATCGGTGGCACCGTGTCATCGAGGTACTTGTTGTGGTCGTCGATCTGGTCCTGGGTGATCTTGTCCCACTCGCGATTCATTCGCGGCAGGACGTAATCCATGAAGCCGGGCGTGAACTGGTCGAGCCCAAACTTCTGCGTCACCTGGGCGATTGCCGCGGCCTTCACCGCATTGATCCGCGGATCGACTGGGTCGAGCAGAGCCAGATCGCCGCGGCGAGCGTTGAACTCGCGCCGCATGATCATCGGCATCTCTTGCGCCGCCAGCTGGCTGAGCTGGTTCTGGCGGCCAGCCGTGCGGAACGGGTTGGCCCGATCCATCAGCAGTCCCGCCAGCGGATCCTTTCGGTAAAGGTCGCGGTTCTCGGCGGCGTACTCGTCGGCCGAAACCATCAGCTGGTTATTGGCCTGGCTGTAGGCCTTCAGTGCTTCGTTCTGGCCCTGCCGGTATTCATTCGACGCATACAGCTGCGCGCCGTAATTGAGCAGTTTGGTCAGGTTCTGACTGAATGGCGCCAGAGCCCTGGCCAGCTGTTCGCCCTGATCGAACCCGCCGACATTCGGCTTGGCCGCGGTCTGCACCAGGCCAATGCGATCGCCGTTCAGCTGGAGCATTTGTGGCTGCGCTGGCCTGGCCGCCTGAATCAGCCCTGGCTGCACAAAGCTCGAAACCGGCCGGGCGGCGGGTTGGATCTGTCCGAGTGGGAGTTGTTCGCGTGCCATGGCCTTAGTTCAAGTTGATCCCCTGCGCGGCAAGGTCAAAGCCGAGGAGACCTGAGCCGCCCCCTGGCTTGCCACTACTGGTGAACTGCTGCAGGCCCTGCCAGACGCTTAGGCCTGTGTTGATGCCGCTCAGCACGGCGTTGCCGATGCCGAGATTGGCGGCCGCCTGGCTGGGGCCAGCCCCGGTCATCGACGGCGGCTGCGGCATCACCAGCGTCGGCAGCGGCGCAAACGGCCGCACCGGGTCTTGGTAAGGCTGGGGCTTGTAGAACTGCTGGCTGTTGTATTTGCTCAGGTAGCCGGCCACGAGCCCTGCCTGCTCGCGCGTGTACTGCCGCTCGCGGAAGTTCTGATTGATCTGCTGCAGCGCGCGGAAGTCGCCCAGCTGCCGGTCGTAGTCATTCACCAGCCGGTCAACACTGGCGCCTTCCATCCCAGCGGCCACCACCTGGGCCTGGGCTTTCATGGCCTGGTGGGCGTACTGGTATGCAGAAACTGCATCCTGCGCCGCTTGCTCGCGGATGCCCTCGCTCAGTGCCTGAGCCTGCAGCGCGAAGTCGGACATGGCCGACGTGCGCGTGCGTCGCACCACCACAGCCTGTTCGTAGGCCTTGGTGAGCTCGTAGTTCCGCAGCTGATTGACGTAGCTGAGGTTCTGGTTGTAGTTGACCAGCTCCGCCCAGTAGCGGTACTTGCTCTGGGTGTTGGCGATGCGGGCGTTGATCTTGGAAGACCACCGCGCGTACTTGTCGCTGACCTTTTGGTACTTCAGCGCGTCCTTGTATTGCTGCTTGGCTGAGGCGTTCTGGGCAGAAGCGCCAAAGATGCTCATGCCCATTTGGCCGAAGCCAAGTCCTAGGGCGATGGCGTCGTCAACTCCAAATGCCATCAGTCCGCCTCCCTGAAGAAATACCGGAACAGCTGGGCGTAGGGCCCATGCGGCTCAGCCTCATAAACCGTGAAGCCCATGAACCGCAGCCAAGCCACCGACTGCGTGTTGGCCGCAAACACGTAGTTGTGCAGCAGCCGCCAGTCGCGCAGCAGTGAGTCGACCCACTGCCGGCCGCGGCGCACCAGCTGGATGCGGTGGCTCTTAGTGGCCAGCAGCCCGTCGGTGCCAAGCATCCAGATCTCCCCAGCCCCGGCGTCAGGGCAAACACCGCAGCAGCCCACCAGCCGGCCGTCGTCACCCTCGATGCCAAGGCGCACAGTGCTGGCGTGCCAGCTCTGTAACACCGCCTCCCTAGCCCCCAGTCCATGGCTGGCTCGCGCCTCGCGGCGGTCGGTGGCGCGCAACAGACTCGCCATCTCGCTCAGTTCGTCGGTGTCGGGGTTGGTGAATCTCATTGCATTGACTTGGCCTTGCCGGTGATCAGCCCCACCCACTCGCAAGTGCTGAACTTGCAGGGCAGGGCTGAAGCGTTGTGCAGCTCCACCACGGCGTTCTCCCCCTTGGAGAGCACCGGGATGGTGAACACCCCCTCGAGGTAGCGCTTGCTTTCAGTCGCCGTGTCGTAGTTCCAGGCGTCTTGGCCGACCACGCTGTTGCGACTGCCCAGCAAGACCCCGCTGTGCTTGTAGACAGCGGTGCTGCGACGCTCGGCCATCACATGGGCCTCGAAATAGCCCGTCTCGTGATACCGGAGCAGGGCCTTGCGCACCTGCGTTCTGAGGCTGTTGGCAGCGGTCTTCCCGCCGCCAATGTCACGCAGCGCCTTGAAGCGGGTGAAGCGGTAGTGGAAGTCGTAGACCTCCCCAAACACGATGTCCTTGGCGCTCCAGTCGCCGCGCGCCGTGATCGACGTGCCGCTCGTTGCCTCGCCCAGTAGCACCCCGCCATTGGCCGTTGAAAACGCGCTCCAGGCCTGGGTCTTCGCCTTGATCGTGTAGGGCAGCGTCCAGGTGGTGACGCCCGTGGTGGCGTCGTAGGAGCCGGCTGTCACGCGGATTGAGGCAGGAGTGTCCGTGGTGGTGGACACCCAGCGGTCCAGCAGCAGTGGCGTCGGCTTGGCGGCGCTCTCTGCGGTCTGATCGGCAATGGGGGCCCGCTCAAGCCAGACCTCAGCGCCGTACTGCACCAGCAGGTAAAGCACCTCCTGGATCGCAAGCACCTGCAGGATCTTGTCGGCGCCGCTCAGCGCCCAATGGCTCCAGCTGTTCTGGATCCGCTCAAGGCCAGTGCCCGTCGTTCGCAGGAAGAACTTTTGCGCATAGACCCGGTTGAGGTAGCCGGCTCGATCGCTGATCGCATACCAGCTGTTGCTCGTGTCGTCGGCCGTCACTCGGAACACGCCGCCCGGCACGTAGGCCGACACCTGCTGGGTGAGCTCCACCGCATCGGCAGTGATCGACGTGCCGTTGCCGCGGATGCTGAACTCCCGGAACTTCGTCCAGTCGCCGGCCACCTGGGCGAACACGATGCCGTTGCCGATCTGGGTTGGCCGACAGCGCGTGTCGATCTCGAACTGGGTCAGCGTTGTGAGCTGCGCAGTGGCCGCCGTCAGCGACGTGTCACCGCTCGAGAGGCGGAACTGCGTCTGATCCGAGAACAGGATTAGCTCGTCCTGGAAGGGCACCGCGTACCGCAACACGCTCACGCGGGTGCCGCTGGCCCGAATGTCGATCGGGTCGCTAGCCAGCGTGGTGGTCACGGTTTCCGGGAAGAAATCGAAGAACTCCCCGGGCCGGCTGAGTACCACGGCCTCATCCGCCAGGATCCCCAGCCGGTTCTTAAAAACGAAGATGTCCTGGATGCCCTTGCCAATGAAGCTGGGATCGGGCGCGGTGTTGTAGTCGCCGCAGGTGCGATCACCCCATTTCCGCAGCGTCACGCCAGTGGCGATCGTCGAGCCATCCATCGGCCCAAAGTGGAAGGTGCCATCTGGCTTGCGCACCAGAACGTGGGGCATGGTCCCGGCTTGGATTCGGTACTCGGCCCCGGGGGCCACGGTCTCATTCCATGCACCCTCGCCGAAGGTGCCCTGGCCGGTGCGCGGCTTGAACTCAACGAAGTAGCCGTCCCACTTGTTGCCCGGGTCGCCGGTCACTTCAACCTGATAGCCCTCGGGCGCAATGGTCGGCAGCTCGGTGAAGGCCTGGACGCTGTTGGTGATCGCCGTGATGTCGGCATTGGCCCGGGCGTCCGTGGCCTTGATTGTCATGGCGCTGCTGCTCTTGAGGTGCAGCACCGAGCCAGAGCGGTCGATGGTGACGCCGCTCACCCCAGCCAGGCCGGTCTTGATGTTCTCTGCGATCTCGGCCGCGCTGATCTTGACCTCAGTGACCGTGGAGCCGGCCACGATCACGGCAGCCGTTGCGGTGGTCACGTCTACCGTCGTGCCGTTCAGGGTGACGGTGTACTTCTGTCCGTAGTTGGCGGCCTTCACCCACACCAGCGCCTCATGCGTGGCGGGCCGAGCGATCTGCGGGGCCAGCAGCGCGGCGTCCATGCCGGGCAGCGCCTTCACGTTGGAGATAAAGGTGTAGTCGCCGATCGACACCGCCCGGATGTCGCTCTTGGCGCTCACCACTGACGACAGGTAGCTGTAGGCGCCGGATGCGGCGGTCACGGTGTACTCAGCGCCGGCCAGGTCAAAGACCCTGATGGCGGTCTTGCTGATCACCACCAGATATTTCTCACTGCTGTCCCGCAGTACCGAATGAACAAACACATCGCCCAGGTCCGTGGTGCTGATCCTGGCCAACGTCTGCGTCGGCTCTCGCTTCCTCAGGCCCTCAGAGATCGAGGAGTAGCCATTGATCTGGATCTCGCCCTGGGTTGGATCGCGCTGCGCATCAGGCTGCTGGCTGATGCCTTGAAACAGGTTGGGGACCGTGTAGGAGAAAAGCTCAGCCAACGAGATACCCTCCTCCCGGTCCACGCAGCAGGCCGTAGCCAGGGCTGTAGGTGGGGAAGGGGCGTAGGCCGTAGCCGTCGGTCAGCAGGTTGTAGTGCTCGTTCTCGGCCTCCATCCGCAGCAGCTCACTGAGCGCTGCTTGCTCGTCGACAGCGGTGAACTTGAACAGGGCGTCAGAGCTGAGCACCCGGTCGCTGAAGACCCGGGCCGAGCGCACCGTCACCCAACGGTTGAACGGCTCGGGGCAGTCATCCCACGGCAGCAAGAACACCACGTCGGCCTTGACCTCAGTGATGTCGCTGGCCAGGACGGAACTGCGCTTCTCGCGGTCGTAAACCTTCTGCCCGCGCAGCTGGAAGCGGCCAGCCCACTGGTACGGGTCGGGCGACCAGCGCACCACGTTCGCCGGCACCGTGATCGTGTTGGTGGCTGAGTCCTTCGTGAAGGGGTAGGCGGCCTCGCTGTTCCACGCCCAGCCGCGGCTCTGGCCTTCCTTGTGAAACTCGAGCAGCGTGCGCTCAGCGATCCGCGCCTCGGCTACCTGCTCGTTCTCGAGGGTTTCCACCGGCGCTTCGCCGATGTTCTCCAGCAGCACATTCACTGCCTCAAGCAGAGTGGTCCGCCCTGGCGTCAGTGACTGATTGGCGGTGCCCATTTGCTCTGCGGGGCTGCAGTCCTAATCGTACGAGGCGCACAAAAAAGGGGCCAGCTGACGCCGACCCCCCCCGTGATTCCACTCTTGGATCGGATCCTAGGGGACCACGATCTTGTAGGCGGCTTCAGCGCGGAGCACGCCCATGCCGATGGCTTGGCGAGCCACCATCAGGGTTGCCTGCATCTGAACATTCCAGTCACCGCTGGTGATCTGCAGAGAGGGGCTCATCAGAGTCACCACGCCAGCGGCCTCCTTGTTGAACACCAGGCCGCGGCACTTCGACAGATCCTGCTGGTAGTCGGTGTTCTTGTCGCCGGTGACGTTGGTGTACGCCGCCTGGGTGACGTGGTTGGACATCAGGATGGGGATGCCAGCCACCTGCAGGGTTTTGCCGCTGGCGATGGTGCCGTTGCCGCCACCGCCGCCGTTGAAGTCGGCGTTGATCGCGCGCGAAGACTGGGTCAGGTAGTAGTACTCCTCAGGGGAGAAGACTGCATACATGCCGTCAACGGGCACGTCCTTCTTGTCGAAGTTGACGCGAGCAGCAAAGATCGCATCCACCAGCTCGTCGCCCTTGGCCTGGTTAGTGGCAGCGGCATAGCCAGCAGACAGGGTCTTGCCGGCACCGATGCGGCCGGCGTTGCCGGCTTTGCCCAGGGGCTCGGTGACGTTGGAGGCAGCAGCGAACAGGATGCGAGCGACGCGCTTGTCGTACTCGTAAGCCAGGGCGCGGCCCAGCTCAGTGGTGTAGATCTGGCGCACGTCGTAGTAGGCCATCAGCTCGTCGATCTCCGCCACGGCGGCATCGGCGATCATCAAGCCATCGAGCTCGATCAGGCGCTCGTTCAGGTCGGAAGGGTTGTTGCCTTCACCCAGGATTGGCACCCCGGGGGAGTGGTAGCGAGCTGCCATCTTGCCCGTGATGGGGAAGGCAACCGATTTCCCGCCTTTGATGTTGCGCTCGCGGGTCTTGCCCTTGAACACAGTGGTGCGCTCGAAGGCATCGAGCACCTCGGCGGCGCCGAGCTTGAGGAATAGGGCGCGGTCATCACCCGTGCCCTTAATTTGACCAAGCCGCTGTAGCGCGGCATCAGGAGGGGTAGCCATGGTGTTTCACAGAAGAAGTCAGAAGGCCGCTTCTTCCCCTCTGCACCGGGTTGTCTCCCTAGGAAGGCCCGTTCAGTTCCAGGGGCGTAGAGATCGCCTGAACTGAATGTACCTAGAAAACATCGGAGGCATCCAGCATCCGAATCACTTGCGCCCGGTAAGCCTCATCAACGTCGTACAAGCGTTGGCCTTTGCCGTTCAGCTTGTTCATCGCCTCGAGCACCTGAGCCTTTGACTCAAAGGTCTTGCCGCCACCGGGCGGGCGGCCACTGCCCACCAGCTCTGGCTCCTTCAGGGGCGGCCGCGCAGGGGCTGAGCCCTGGGTGGCCCTGGCCTGCATGGCGCGCAGCGCCCACCTGATCGCGTCCTTGTTGCCGCTGGCGACGACAGCGTTGTACTCGTCGATCTCATCCTTGGGGACGTTGTCCTTCACCCAGGCCGACAACTGCTGGAACTGCTCATCCCCTCCGACCAGGCCTTTCAGTTCCGCCGTGTCGTCTGCGCTGAGCTCAGCGGAATCGCTCTCGTAACTGCCCTCGAGGTAGCGCTCGACAATCGAGCGGGGGATGCCGACCGATTCAAGCCTCTCCATAAAGGGCTCGACGTCCTGGCCAGCCTCGTAGGCCGCGGCCATTTCGTAGGGGTTGAACTCAGCCTCCTCGAACTTGTCGGCCAGGAACTCGCCGTACTCCTTGACGCCTTCGTCACGGGTGTAAGCCTTGGGCTGTGAGACGGGCGAGTCGCTGGGTTGCTCCTTGGGCTGGCCCAGCTTTTTCTCCAGCTCCTGGTAAGCCTTGGCCAGCTCCTCAGCACTGTTGAACTTGCCCAGGATCTTCTCGGTCTCCTGAGCTTGCTGCTCGCCATCGCGCTCGGCCAGGAACTCGTTGAGGAGCTCCTCTTGGCCAGGCGCGACCGGCGTTTCATTCATCGCCTCGGCGTTGCTGAGGCTGTTGTCCACGGGGGTGGCAGTCATGCGGCTTGTGGTTCGGTGGGTTGGTTAGCTGCCATCTGCTGCTCGATGGCAGCGGCTTGGGCCTGCTTCTGTGGGTCGGCCATCGGCGATGCCATGGCCTGCTGAGCGAGCGCAAGCTGTTGCGCCTGCTCCCGCTCAGCGGCCACTTCCTGGTCGGTCTTGATCAGGCCAACCGTGTCGACGCCCATCGAGGCAGCCAGTCGGCGGATCAGCTCTGACGGGTTGACCCGCATCATCACTTCCTGCTGGCCGATGGCATTGCCTAGCTCGGCGATAGTGCTCACGAAGCGCACCACCTTCTCCAGGTCATTGCTGCGGCCGACAGCGGCCAGGCCGACAGAAACGACGGGGCGGATCAGATCCTTGGGCAGGGGCTCGAGCTTCCCTTGGCGGATCAGTAGATCCAGCTTGCGGCTGACGTAGGGCGTCTGAAACTCGGTAGTCAGGATTGAGTAGATCGACCCCAGGCTGTTCTCGATCTGCAGCGCCTGCAGCCGGACCTCCTCGGCCGTGGTGCGCTCAGAGTCGCGCACGTCGGCGAGCATGAACGCCTGGCTGAGGCGGGCCTCCACCCGCGCCAGGCCGGCCATGGCCACCTGCATGTCGCCGCCCTTCTGCACCTGCAGGGCCTGGACGTCGTTGATGTCGCCAACGACAAAGGCGCCATTGGCAGCCTCTGCCAGGGCCTTGGCCTTGGTCACGCCGTTGGGGCGCACCAGGAAACGAATGGCAGCACTGGCCAGGGAGCCCTCTGACACGGCCTGGCTCAGCGCCTCGGCGGTCTTCAGGTCAGCCAGGGCAGCGCTCTCCACGTAGCCAACGCCGTACGGCTGGCCATCGACCCGCGACATCCGCAACGGCATCCAGGGGTTGGAGTCCATGGGGGCCTCGCCTTGGCTGCCCGGGATCTCCTTGCCCTTCACCTCTTGGTGCCAGACAACGCGAGTCTTCTCCCATCGAACGTGGGTGTAGATCTTCACTGTCTGGTCGTACTCGCCGATCTCGTCGTAGTCGTCGTTGGCGAGCTTGCCGACAAGGTCGTCCTTGTCGTCCTCGAGCAGCGCCTTGATCTCGGGCGGCAGCACATTCACTGCCAGCTCCTCGCAAGTGACCACCTCGAGGGGGTTGCCCATGGGGTCACGGCAGCAGACATAGCGGTTCAGGTGGTGAACCCTGAGCCCTTCCTTGCCCACGTAGAGCAAGACGTTCCCGCAGACGATCAACCAGAGCAGGGCTTCGTGAAAGGCGACGCGGTCGTTGGTCGACTCGATGGAGCGGAGCACTTCCTGCTCCATCTTTGCCAGCGCTGAATCGAACTCAGATTTCTGATCCAGGCTGATGTTCTGCCGGATCATCTCCATTTCATTGAGGGTGAAACGGAAGAAGCTCTGCGTCGGCGGCAGCAGGGCCAGCAGCATCCGGCTGGCAAGGTTGAGCACGCCCCTGGCGCCGATGCCATTCCACGGCAGCGGGAACACCTCCTTGTTGCCCTTGGTCGGCTCGTTGCTGGAGGGGACCAGGTACGGCAGGGTCAAGCGCGCCGCCTCCCTCCCGCGCTCCAGGTAGTAGTTGCGATCGGACTCAAGCGCGCGATAGCGCTGTGCTGCGGTGGCCATGGTCAGACGGGGATGTTGAGGCCGGTGCCAGCGCTCGCTGTTTCAAGCGGCGCGATGGCCAGCGAGGTATTGAGGTTCTTCTTGCGTGGGGAGATCGCCTGCGTCAGCTGCGCGCCCTGGGCTGGCGCGTTAGTGGACGTGGTCACGGCGTAGGGAGTCGCCACCTGCTGCGGCTGCTGCTGCACTGCCGCCATCTGGCTCACTATGTCGCTGATCATTCCCATGTAGAGCTGTTGATTTGCCTGGTTGTCGAGGACCGACTGGTTGATCGCGTCGACCATGGCTTGAGTGCCGGCGTCGACTGAATCGCTCCAGTTCTGGGTTGCCGCAGTGGCAGGGGCAGGTGCCGCAGCAGGCGCAGGGGCAGGCGCAGGGGCCTGAGTCACCTTCACTTTGGTGGGCGCCATGTAGGTGTAAGTGGGCGCCTGACTGGTGGAGACGCCGCCGTTTACCGTTCTGGTCTGAGCAGACTGCGACCCCGTGACAGCCCAGCCGCTGCCTGGCTTTGGCGCTGCCGCGGCCGTAGGGGGCGTGTAGCTGATCACGCCTTTTTTGTTCTGGTCGATGTTGTAAGCCTGCTGGGCATTGTTCGCAATCGTCGCGTTGTTCTTGGCCGCAACGGTCAGGATCTTGCTCATCGAGATCCCAGCGTTCTGCAGGTTTCTGATTTCGCTCTGGTTCAGCTTGTTGTTTCCCCGAAGAGCTTTTTGAATCTTCTTCTTTGCTTTGTTTGCCATGAGTCGGTCCTCCTAGATGGCGAGAGTGCTGGACGGGGTGCGGTCGATCCGCAACGCCTGCCGCGTGCGACCAGGGCGCTCGTACCCGTCGCGGTTACGGCCGGCCACGATGGTCTCTGCGTTCTTCTCTGGTGGCGGCGCTCCTCTCAGCAGGCTCTGCCGCATGGCGTCTTCCTGCAGCAGCTGCTGGCTGTCGGCCGCCATCGTGGCCAAATCGCTCAACTGGGTCAGGGTGTCCTGCAGGCCCAGGTTGGACCGATTCAGGGCATCAAATGCCGTGTTCAGCGGGTTGTCGTTGCTGAGCAGATCCTTGACCTTGTCCAGCATGAACAAAGTGTCGTTCTCAACCTTGTTGGCACGGTTGTTTTTGTACTTCTTGCCAACGGACTTCTTGGCTTGACGCGCCTTATCGAGCTTGGCGTTGTAGGTCGCAGCATCCATGCTGCCCTTCTTTGCCTTGACCCTTTTCACGCGCCGGGTCGCCCGGCTGTACTGCTTCGTCGCCTCAAGCGGGTCAGTGATGCGCGCTGCCGGAACGCTTCCGCCGCCACCTCCGACGCACATCAGTCCACCTCCAGGTCAATGCCTTTCTCGAATTGTTCCTGCTTGACGGTGGCCAGGTAGCGAACCACGGAAGCCTGGCCAGCACGGAACCAGACCTCTTTTTCGGCCCACTGCAGATCTGGCGCTCGATCTGGGAACTGCTGCGCCAGGGCGCTAACCAGGCGTTCAGAGATCGGAGGAAGCGCAACCACTACAGGAGTGCAGATGAACTCAGGCTACCGGCGGGCTCCATAGCAGGGGAGTGTGAGTTTTCAAGTCGTACTCACCAGCCCGCAAGATGCGAGCGCATCTGGCCTGAGCGATCGCGTAGCTCATGCTGAGCTCCTTCTTGCCGTAGGCCGCAACAACGCACTGCCACATCTCCAGTTCTGTTGAGCAGTTGGCCAATGCCCTTTCTGCTGTCACCGGCCCGTAGCCAGGGCAGCCCGGGTAGTTGTCAGTGGCATCGCCGGTCAACGCCTGCCGATAGAAGTTGCGATCAGCCTCAAGCCTGCTGACTGAAAGGATTTCGCCGTCCCGCAGGTGCAGGCCCGGCAGGGTGAGCATGTCCTTGTCGATCGAGGCAATCACGTCGCCCTCCTCGTAGAGGACGCCCAGGGCGTCGTCGCCCTCGATGTCGGGGAGCTTGACCACCTGCCAGTCGCGCACGGCGGCGGCCTTGCTGACCCATTCGATCAGCTGCCGGTAGCCGGCGGGCCGTTTGTACTTCTTGCGGTTGGCCTTGTACTGCGGCCAGATGCCGTAGCGGAAGCTGATGCCGTCGCTGAACACGAGCACCGGCTTGTGATCGGGCGCTCCCTCGCGGATGTCGCCGATCACTTCCTGGAAGTTGGCCTGCGCATCGGCGTGCCGGCACAGGTAGGTCCAGTCGCCGTCATCCCACTCGGCCTCCCATTCCGCTGCGGTGGCGGAGCGGAACAGGTAGACCTCGGCGTCGATGAGGAGTTTCACAGCCCGGCCTCCTGCATGTCCCGCTCAACCAGCTCCTTGAGCCGCTCCTGATACGACCCGGTGTAGGTGCTGCAGGTGCGGCCTGATTGCTGATAGAGCCACTCGAGGTAGTCCTGGCGGCGCTGTTCGATCTTGGGGTCAGCCATGAAACCTCCAGTTGATGATCTGCCGAATGACAGGGAACGTGCCAGCCCACAAGCCAAAGGGGGAGTGCAGCACAGGATTTGGGATGAAGTGAATCTCGCCCCATCGAGGGAAATCTGGATGGATGCCGCTGTTTTGCCAGAACACGCGACCGATGTAGCCGCCGGTGCTGGTGATGGCCATAAAGCTGGGTCGGTGCGTCACCCTTCCGTCTCCCTAATGAGTTGATCGGCCACCTCGTTGATGGCCAGGTGGCAAATGGGGGCCTGTCCCTTGTCGGGCGCCCAGGTGCGGATGCGCTGGCTGATCTCATGCACCACCGCCTTCATGCGCCGGCGGTCATCGATGCTGTATTCGCCCAGGCTCCAGTAGAGCTCGGTCAGGTCATTGAGCAGAGTCATTCGATCACCTCAATGGTTGCGTTTGGCCAGCGGTTTTTGCAGTAGCTGATTGCCTTGGCCTTGGTTGGCGCCGGCATCAGCACACGCATAGGGGGCATGTCTGGACGCCTGACCCACAGCCGGTAGTCGCGGGTGCGCTCATCAGCCTTGGGCCTGCTGACGCCAGGGCCAAGGTTTGGCTCGGCCCATCCGGGCGGGATGTGATCAGGGGAGAGTTTCATCACTCGTTCTCCATCTCGAGCATGTGCTCGCAGCAGCGGATGTATCCCTCCCACCACATCTGCGCGTAGGAGCGCTCGACGCAGTCGGAGTGGTGTTTACGGGCTCGGCTCAAAAGTCGAACGACGGCGGCTCGAGAGACGTCGATTGGTTCTTCTCCTTTTCGGATTGCCATGGCTGGATGTTGCGAGGGTCGTGGACGTTGATGTGGCCAAACTTTCCAAGAAAGACGGCAAGGCTGCTCTTGCGCTTTGAGACCACGGCTCCGCGCTTCCAGTTGCCCTGGTGATAAGCCTTGATCTCGTCGCCGGGTTCGTAGTCGCTGGTCCAGCTCATCCGTGGTGCTTGCGAAAGGCCTCCATGTCCCTGAAATCCATCTCCTGAAACTGCGGGTGCTGCGCCAGGAAATCAGGGCTGGGCAGGATCACGTCCCGCCCCTTTTTGTTGAATTGCAGCGTTGACCACTTGCCGGTCACAAGGCCCCGCTCGAGGATTGACTGCAGTTCGTGCTTGTCGAACAGTGGTTCCATCACTGCTCACGCGCGGCTTCCTCTTGTGCCCACTGCAGGTAGTCCTGCCACTTCTCCTCGGTGAGGGGGCAATCCTCGGCAGCAGGCGGCAGCAGCGGCTGCTCCGTTGTGGTGAACGGCAGGTACGCCTCGCTGTTGTGCGGGTCCGGCGCAGAGACCAGTGATCGCTTTGCGGTCGGCAGCATCGCCAGCTGGCCAACGGTTGGCCTGCAGAACGGGGGCAACTCCTCGCGGAAGCCCCAGCTTCTGTTCGCCATGCCGTTCTCTGTTCGATACAGCGGTGCCATCAGTTCTTTCCAGGTGGGGTAGCGCTTGAATGTGTTGGGCTCGAGGCCCTGAATCCACTGCTCAGCGGCCCACATGAACTGGGTCTCGCTGATCTCCGGGAACTCGGAGGTGAAGCTGTGGAACTTGAGCCGGCAGATGTGCGGGCTCCATCGGTCGGCCTCCTTGATCCGCAGCTGGGCCGCGATCATTTCGGCGACCGCCAGAAACGTCTCTGGCGTCAGGCTGTTTGGCTTGGCCATTGCTCAAGGGCGGCGAGCATCGCCGGGTCTTTGGGCATCGGGCGGCCCTGGGCCGTGGGGGCCGTGAGCTCGTCCTTCATGTATTCGGGCTTGAGCGCCTGCCAGCCGTGCTCAACGCCGGCCCTGGCCAGCAGCACCTGCTGCCAGGCGGGCAGCTTGGCGACACGGGCCACGCTCGAAAGCCAGGCGGCCTCGGTCCATGCGGCCTTTGAGCCGTGCTTGCTCTTGCGGCTGACGTTCCACCACTCGCAAAGCAGTGGCCTGGCCTCGTCGCAGACAGTGAGAAAGTCGCTCTTGTCTGCGTCAACCAGGTAGCGCTGGTTTTTGACCGCGGCAACCGGACGCTCCTGCTGCAGCTGGATCACCGGGGCCAGGGGCGCCGGCTGATCAGGCGCCACCGCCACATAGGACTGGATGCCTGGATCCCACTGCTCAACGCGCTCGAGGGTGGCGAACTTGTGACGGCAGCGCTTGCCGTTGCAGATGCGGTGCCGGCGCAGGCCCTCGCGGACCCTGATCGTGTCCAGGATCCTGCTGCTGGTGCCGCCGCACTTGGGGCAATTCATGCGCGGTCCTCCCGCGAGCGCCATTCGCCGCACCACTCTTCGCAGAAAACCAGTGGCCAGTAAGTGACGCGGTCATCCACATGACCAAAGGCATTGCTCGGCAAAGGCCTTGGCGCATATCTCCGGCAGCTGTACTGCTCATGGTCATTGCTAAATGGGTGCGCATACCTGCAGTCGCTGCAGAACTGGCCTTTCGACTCGTGGTAGCTGCTGTTCATTCCCAGATCACCTTGAGATAGATCGATTGCTTGTCTTTGGGTGCCCGGGTGAAGCGCAGCGCCATGGCAGGCAGCACGCTCACCCGGTCGTCGGCCCACACCAGGCCGTTGCCGCTGTCGAGCACCGCGCCCGCCAGGTTGTCGAGGTCACCCCGGGCCGGCCCGCGGAACGTGAGCACCAGGCAGTTCACTTGCTGCAGCGGTGGCTCACACCACCACTCGGCCAGCAGCGCCCGCACGGTTGCCTTCCACTTCATGTAGGCAGGCGGCATGTAGGGCCGGCCACCACCCCTGGGGGAGCGGGGCCTGGCCTTGGACATCAGCGGGACGCGGAGCTCGAAGTCGGCGGTCTGCATCAGAAGGGGATGTCGTCGCTGTCCCAGCTGGTGGCCGCGGCGGCGTCCTGCTCCGGCGGCGCCACGCGGGCCTCGTTGCCGGTCAGCACGTAGCCCTCCTCCGGCTCACCAAAGGCGGCGCTGGTGTCCGGCGCGCTGTATTCGACCAGGTGCAGCACCCGCACGGCCTCGAGGTTCAGGCTCAGCCCCTTGCCCCCTTCAGGGTTGGTCCAGGTCCAGGTGCTGAACGCCACCTTGCCGGTGCTGCCGTTGCCGATCAGCAAGTCTTGCGGCCAGGGCGTGCCCTTGGCGTCTTGCACCGCAGGGGGTGGCAGCTCGATGCCGCGCTTGGTGACGACATTGCGCTTGAAAGCGAACTGCCACAGCTGGGTTTCGTCGCCGTTCTGGTCCAGGTAGGTCTTGAACGGCAGGCCGTTGGGCCCCGGCTTGGAAGCGCTGCCGTGGGCGTCGACGAAGGCCTGCTTCAGGGTTTTCACGAACGCCTGGGCCGCGGCGTCGGCCTTGCTGAGCAGCAGGTCAATCGACCACTGCTCCTTCTCTGATTCCTTGCCTTTGTTCACCACGCCAGGGCGGAGCACCTTGGCCCACATCAGTTCCCCTTGCGGTGACACGAGTAGCTCTTTCGGCATTTGCTCTACAGGTCTGTAATAGACGTGAGGAACGTAGTCGTCTCACCCCTAGTCGTCAACTAATAGGTGTCACCTACGACACTCCTACGAAAAGGCGTACGGGTTGGTGCCCACCTGACCAGGGCAGAGGTCTCCCGTGATCGGGGCAGGACTCAACTTGCGAACCTTTGCACGGCAAGCGATCTCATCGCTCATCAGCTGTAGCCAGTCGACCTTGAACATTTCCCTGAACTCGCTGTGCAGGCGCTGATGCAAAGACGCTGCAAATTCGGGCGCCACCGCGAAACAGTCGTGATTCGTCAAGATCTGAACGCCTTGTGCTTCAACCCCGCAGACAATCGAGTGGCAGAAGGCCGCGTCAAACGAGTGGATCGCGTTTGCGGTGATGCCCCTGTTCGTGGCCCTGGCGCTGAGCTCTCCCTCCGGGTGCTCCTCTCGCCTGGCCCGCTGCCGGGGGCGACTGGTGAGCGCCGTGCCGCTGGCCACCGTGTCGCCCAGTTCAGCCGCCAGTCGCATGGGCCAGCCCATGGGCGAGGTCCACTCGATCGCCTGCTGCTTGCTCACCACCTTGCGCGACACGCCACGCAGCCACTCCTGCAGGGCCAGGCATGGCGCGATCTCTTCTTTCAGCGCCTGCCGCATGAACCCGGCCATGTAGCGGACCGGGGCCAGCACATCCCCCTGCAGGCGCCACAGATCAGCCTGGCCTTTGCGCTCCTCGATCGCCGCGATCAGCCCGTCCATCAGCGACTGGTGGCTGGCGCCATAAATGCTCGTCATCACTGGGCCCTTGGCCAGGGAGCGGTCGATCCCAAAGTCCAGCCAGAACACGGCCTGCCGGGCGGCCACGTCGCCGGCCGCCTCCACCTCGTGGCGCAGCATCTTGATCACCCGGTCGGCCACTGACTGATAGATGTCGGCCCTGGTGCTGCCGATCAGGTTGGTGAGCCGGGCCAGCCGCTTATCCCGCAGCAGCGCCGCTGCGATGCCAACGCCTGAGCACGTCTGATCCAGGCGCACCGGGCAGCCAATGGGCCGACTTGGATCCTCGAGCCACTGGCGCACGGCGCGGGCGGCCTGCAGCAGCTGCCACGGGTCATCAGCCCCACGCCACAACTCAAGCCGCTCAAGGGGGTGCTCGGCGATGGCCACCAGCAGGTCGAGGCTGTCCTTCCCCCATGCCAGTCGCTCCCCCCACTTGGCTTTGCCCAGCCCGTAGTGGCCGGCCGCTGCTTTGAGCAGCCACCCGAAGCCCTCTTCACCGCAGGGCACACCCTGCAATGAGATCAGCGCTTTCTCGTGGTCTGGGCCCTGGTGGGTGACGTAACGGTTGGAGCTGTAGACCCGGCCGCGGAAGTCCAGGTCGTAGGCAAACCACACCGGGCGATCGCCGATCGCCTCCACCTGCCGCAGCGATTCCTCAATCTTGAGCCGGGCCGCCTTGTTGATGGCCTCGTCTTTCCAGGCCTCCGCCTTGCGCTTGTGCCACTCGGCCCATTCCTTCTTGTCAGCCGAGGGCTCCGGCTGGGGCGGCGGCGTGAGCGGATCCCGGCGCACGGGGAACAGCCCGCGGATGTTGGCGTCCCATGCCTGGCGCTGGATGTCGACCATCCATGGGTCAGCCACCAGCTGCTGGCGCTGCAGTGCGTTCACCACCCGCAGCTGCTGGCTGATGTCGCGCCCCTCCAGGTAGGCCAGGTCCAACGGCTTGCGGCTCACCACCAGCGGGGATCTGTTGTCCAGGTGGCCGCCGCCATGCAGCCCGGCCCAGGGCCTGGGCTCCACCAGCATCGGCAGCCTGCGCACCGGCATCGGCCGTGGCGGGTTGGCCTTGATCAGTGCCAGCACTTCCGGAGTGGGCTCGAGCGATGGGCTGCGCCGCCCCTGCTGCAGCACCCGCACCAGGCCGGTGTTGGCCACCACCAGATCGAGCAGCAGGCCGCCGATGTGGAAGCGGTCTTGATTACTCCAGGGCTCGAGCCCCAGGCGCAGCTGATCGAGGGCCCACTTGCCCACCACTTCCTTGCGCCGCCCCGCCGCACGCTTCTTCAGCAGCCGCAGCAGGTCGCGGTCCTTGGCCTCGATCTTCAGCGCCCTGGCCTCGTCCTCAATCTCCCGGCCGATGGCCAGCGCCACCTCTCTGTAGGAGCGCCGCTGACTGAGCCGATCGAGCACCACGCCCAGGGCCAGGGCCGCGATGGGCCTCAGCCCTTTGCTGCTGAAGGCCAGCAGGGCAGGTACCGCGCAGTAGTGAGGGCCCGCGATCGCCTCGCCCCGCACCACCCGGCCGAACAGGGCATCGAGGGCGTCGGTGACCCGCTCGCCGTACTCCTTAAACAGGCCCCGGCCGTATTCCGTGGCCGACTCTCGCCCCGCAACCACCAGGTTCCTGCGGATGACCAGCGCGCGCTCCTCAGATGCCTTGCGCTGCGCTAATTCCCGCGCCTTTTCCTCCGCCAGATGTGTGGTGGACGAAATGCGGGGTGCATCAGCCACCGAAAACACTGCGTTTTCCGCAATTTATCCACCACACCCCTGTAGAGCTCGGATGTAACGGTGGAAACTCAGTGCTGGCGGATGTTCTGCAGGGCTGTAGAGGTTGAATTGGGATTTTAAGTCCGCTGCGTATACCAATTCCGCCATGCTCCCGGCTTGCGCCGCAAGGGATCTCAGCGATTGGACCGGATGCGGAGGATGCACGAGCGCGCATCTTTCCGCATCCAAACCGCAACTGAAACGGTCCTGCGGACGCTGCCCACAGTAGGCCGAGCTCAGGCGTCCCTGACTGCGACAAAGACGTAGCGGGATGGATCGTCCCCGTCGACCGTGTAGAGGGCGAAGCTCAGGCGCCCCTTGGTCCGTATCGGAACCTCGAGCAGGGGATAGTCGCCATGCCTCCACGGCAAGACCTTGCCGTCTGCCGGGCCGCCGCGCAGCTCAATGATCCGGGTGCTGTCGCTCATGGCTCAGGCCTCGATTGCAGCGGTGCAGGCCGACAGGTGGTGCGTCTGCAGGTGCATGTAGCGCTG